AAGGTAAGTGCTTAAAATAAATAGATTAAAATTCTACGTTTGTTACTCTAAAAACTTGACTTAACGTCAATACCACAAAAGGAGAATTTGATTAATGGCAGATAAGTTAGATAGAATTATTGGAGATTACGTTAATGGCAGACTTGAAGCCAGAATAAAATCAATTGAAAGCAGATATCTTTATAAACAAAAAGTAGATAACTTAGGCATTCGTACAGCTTATTCTGGCGGTTCGGAGCCTGAAAGTCATGTTTTAAATAAAGAAGCGCTTGAAAATGATGAGGAATTAATCAGATTAAGAGAATTGATAAGACAAATCGACATCTGGTATCTACCTTTGATTCAAGTTGAAAAGGAGGTAATAAGACTAAAATGTGAAGGATATAATGGCAGATACTGGTATCAAGTAATGCAAGAATTGGATGTTCAAGGATTTGAAGTTCCACAGAAGAAAGCTAAAGCTGCTTATTATAAATTTAGGAATGACATCTATTCTTTTGTTATTCACTTAATTTGAGAGGGACAAAATAGGCAAAAAAAGAATCGAAATTGCCTGAAATTGGCCCCTCAATCCTTGTTTTTGCTGATATATTTGTATTATGAAGTAAAAGGCAAAAGCAAAAATTTCAGAAAAATAAGGTTGAATTTGCTTCATAAGCTTGTTAGGGTTCGACTCCCTGACTTGCTATTATATTTTATTACAGGTTGTCCAATGGGCAGCCTTTTATTGTTGATGAAAGGAGATGCCCTATGAGGTTACACCGCTGTGCAAATGTAGGGTGTCGTGAATTGATACCCCTTAAACATAATTACTGCCAGAAGCATTACGATGAGCGCCTAGGCAATTACATCAATCAACGGGCAGAAAGTAAAGCTAAGGCATCTCTAACTTTAAGAGGGCAACGTAACCAAGCTGAACAGAACAGAGAGTATGACCAGACAAGGCGAAAGGAATTACACAATGGATTCTACCAAGACAAACGTTGGTCTAAAGTATCTGAGTACGAGATGGTTATGTTGATGCGATTGAAGGTAAGGCATGGGATAAGGGCGACCTGATAGCCGACCACATCATACCAAGACGATTGCTTTCAGGAATGGAACAATATAATACTGACAATCTATGGCTTCTAACTAAATCGCAGCACAATAAAAAAACTGCAATAGAAAATAAGTTATCTGACCAGCAATTAAAAAATGTTGGGCGAGATTGGTGGAAAAAAGTTTTAAAAAATAAAAAATAGCCCCCCGTCATTGCTTTTAGGAATACCGTATACCAATAGTGGCTCCCTGAGTAAAAAAGTGATTTTTTAAAATTTTTGCATAGGGGGGTCAAGACAAATAAGAAAGGAGAATTTTTTGGCTAAAAAAAGTTTTAAAGATATTAATGACGGCCGTTTGAGCTATCAGCCACCAGACCATCTTGGACGTACTGCAAAACAAATTTGGCGTAGAGTTGTCCTTTTTTTAGAAACACAAAAGCCTGTAGAACGAATTGACCAAACATTGGTTGAAATGTATTGCACTCAGTATGAAATTTATAGAAATTCATATGAACATTTAAAAAAGCATGGCGAGGTTCAAGAAATTTATAAACCAGTTCAAGATATGACTGGTGAAATTATTGATAGACAGTTCCAAGGATTTAAACGTAATCCAATGACTCAAATTTACTCTGATGCAATAAAAAATCTTACAAAGATTGGTTCTGAACTAGGATTATCTCCAAAATCTCGTTCAGAGTTAATGGGATTGAATATGCAGGAAGATGAAGAAGAAATTGATTGGACTTCTAAGTTTGGTGGTGGTTAATGGATAACTATACAGATTTAATAGGACGTTATCCAGATGATCCAGCTTTATCTTATGCAATTGGTGTACTTAACGGCACTATAATATCAGGGGAAAAAATAAAGCAAGCCTGTAAACGCCACATTAATGATTTAAGGAGAATTGGTAAAGATGATGCATTCATTTATATCTATGATTCAGAACAAGCTAAGAAAATTGTAGAATTTTCAACACTCCTGAAAGATGTAACGAGTGGCGAACCATTTGAAGCATCACCTTATCAAAAGTTTATTCTAGCTTCTGTTCAAGGGTGGCATAATCCAGAGACAAAAGGGATGAGATTTAAAACAATCTTTATTTCAATGGCTCGGACAAATGGTAAGACTCAAGTACTTGCAACTTATGCGCTTTATAATTTCTTATTTGGTTCTCCTAAAATCAATAGACAGCTTGCAGTAAGTTCAATAGATATTGCTCACACTCATAACTTATTTAATTATATGAGGTTCAATTGGATTCAATTGAAAGATGGTGTGTTTAAAAAGCTTGCTAAGGCTTTAGATATCAACGATAATTCTCAAGTTATGGAGATAAAAAAGCAGTCTGCGGTAATGAAAAAACTTTCTGCTCAAGGAAGTCCAGCGGATTCTGACCATTATACTACTGGTATCGTTGATGAATATCATTTATTTGGTCAAAAACAACGTGATTTTATTAGCTCAATGACATCTGGTATGGTTAATAATCCATTAGCTCAGATGTTTTTTATTTCAACAGCTGGAGTTGACCCGACTGTTCCGATGTTTGAAGATTATAAGCGGTATTCTAAAATGCTTGAATCTGGTGATTGGAGTAGTTCTGAAAAAGATTTAGTTCTTATATGGGAACAAGATAGCGAAGATGAAGCTTATCTAATTGAAACATGGCCTAAGTCAAATCCATTAATGGAAATAGAGTCTATGCGCAAGAATCTTACAGAGGGGATGATTACCGAACGTGATTCATTAAACTCTCAAGGCCGCATACGTGATTTTTACGTTAAGAATATGAACTTATGGCAGAACGCAAAAAAGAACGCTTATTTGCCATTAGATTTGGTTCAAGATGCCATTATAGATGAGTTTGATTACTTCGGCCGTGATGTCTTTATTGGTTTTGACTACTCTCAAACAAATGATGATACCTCATTAGCTTTTGTATTTCCTCATAGTGGAAGTAAATTTCATTTGTATCAACACAGCTGGATACCTATTGCGAAAGCTGGTTCTATTGAAGCCAAGGAACAAAGAGATAACATTGATTATCGTGCGGTTCAAGAAAAAGGGTTCGCAACTATAACTAGAGACCGTTTTGGACTGATTGATGAAGATGAAGTTTTTAATTGGATGCTTAATTTCATAGAAAAAAACGAGTTAAAAGTAAAAGCTATTTTGTATGACCAGTGGGGAACGGGAAATTTCATTAGACGACTGGATGAAGTCAAAGAAGAATATCTTCTGATTCCAGTAAGACAAGGGATAAAGTCGCTTAATGAGCCTACTAAATTCTTACAGTCTTCGTTTATTAAGCATAATATTACAATGCTTGATGACCAAGCGTTAATTCAAGGCCTAGTCAATGCAGTTACTGTTTCTGATAATAATGGGATTAAGCTTGATAAAAATGTCAATTCTCAAAAAATAGATGCTGCTGATGCTATTGTCAATGCACTTTATGAAGGACAATTTTACTTTAATGATTTTACAAATGTAGAAGAAAAGAAAACAAATTCGCCTTTCGGAAATATGAATGACGAAGAAATCAGCGACTACTTTATTAATGGATTTAGTTTTTAAGGAGGAAAATGAAAAATTTAATTACATACTTACCAGCGCTACTTGTTTTCGTTGGTTTTTTATTTGTATCGGTTGGTGTATTCATTATTAATGTTCCGATAGGGCTAATTGTTTCAGGAATATTGTTATTTGCCCTAGCTTATATGTATTCAAGTAAAGGAGGACATACATGAGTATTTTAAACCCTTTTGAACGCAGAAGCTCAATTACACCTAATAATTATTACCCTTTTATGGTTCAAAATGGTTCGATTGTTCCTAATTCGCTTGTTGACGCAACAGAAGCACTAAAAAATAGCGATTTATATGCAGTAACTAGTTTAATTAGCTCGGATATCGCAGGTACCAGATTTACTGGTAATCAAGTGTTCACAAGCGTTCTAAACAATCCAAGCCACTTAACAAATGCTTTTAGTTTCTGGCAAACAGCTATATTAAATCTTTTGCTTAACAGGAATGTATTTATAGCCATTTTAAAAGGTGATAATGGCTTGATGAAAGAGTTGAGGTTAATTCCTAGTAACGCTATAACAATAGATTTGACCGATGATACATTGACTTACGAAGTTAATCAATTTGATGATTATCCAAGTGCTAAATATAACGCTAGTGAAATGATACATGTAAAAATCATGGCTTATGGTGTCGATACACTCCATAACTTGGTTGGCCATTCTCCACTAGAATCTCTTACAAGCGAAATAGGGCAACAGAAAGAAGCAAATAGACTTTCTCTATCAACTTTAAAAGGAGCGCTTAATCCTACAAGTGTTGTCAAAGTTCCGCAAGGCACCTTATCTTCAGAAGCTAAAGATTCTATAAGAAAAGAGTTCGAAAAAGCAAACGGAGGAAATAATTCAGGACGTGTCATGGTTCTGGATCAATCAGCTGATTTTTCTACAGTATCCATAAATGCCGATGTTGCTAATTACCTTAATTCAATGAATTGGGGAAGAACTCAAATTGCCAAAGTTTTCGGAGTATCTGACAGTTATTTAAACGGAACGGGAGACCAACAGTCGAGTCTTGACCAAATTAAGGATCTTTATGTTAATTCTTTAAACCGATTCATTGAGCCTTTAATTTCAGAACTGAGAATCAAAGGCGATTCATCGATTGGCGTTGATATGTCTTCCATTACCGACTATTCAAATTCTGTGTTTAAAGCAGATATATTGAACTGGGTAAAAGAAGGAATTATTGAGCCAACAGAAGCAAAGACTTTATTAGAAAGCAAGGGGATTATTTAGTGGAAAACATCGAATATCGTTATTTTGATTCAACAGAGTTAGAGACGAGGAGTCCTACAAATACTGGTTTTATTGGACAAATTGCAGGTTATGCTATTAAATTCAATACTCCTAGCACTGCAATGGCTCCATTTATTGAATATATTGCTCCGACGGCACTTGATAATGTCGATTTAAGCGATGTATTAGCTTTATATAACCATGATTACGCCAATGTGCTAGGCAGAGTTGATGCAGGAACTTTAAAGTTAAGCATTGATAAAGTCGGCTTGCATTTTGTTTTGGATATGCCAGATACAACAGTTGGCCATGACGTTTATAACAATATTAAGGCTGGGAACCTTAAAGGTATGAGTTTTGGATTCTCTGTTGCGGACGGTGGTGATTCATGGCAACAAGGAGCAGATAGTCCAATAAGAATTATTAATCAACTTCAAACGTTGAGTGAAATAAGTGTTGTAAGCAGACCAGCTTATGATGATACAAGCGTCCAAGTTACTCGTTCAATGGACGCTTTTTTATCGGAACGAACGAGAAAATATAAAGAAAAGGTAAAAATCTACCTAGGAGGACTCAATGAAAATTGAAAAATTAAAAAAAGATTTAGCAACTAAAACTGCTGAACTTAATGCCAAAAAAGCTGAAATTCGTAGCTTTACTGATTCAGAAGACAAAACAATTGATGAAGTCAAAGCTGGAATGGCAGAAATCAAAGAAAAAGAAGATGAAATCAAAGAAATTCGCTCTAATATTGAAGTTTTGGAGCAAGCTTCAGCATTAAAAGTTGAAGAAAAAAGAGATGATTCTGATTTGGTTGCTCCTGAATTAGAAAAAAATTCAGCAGATAACAAAGAAGATGATCCAGAAAAAACTAAAACTGAAACAAAATCAGAAGCAGAAAAAGATAAAAATACTGTCAAAGATGACGAAAAAAGAGATGCAGGAGGATTGCAAGATATGAAATTAAAAGTTGGTGGCGAAACCGCAGACAAAAAAGTGGCTGCTTTTGCTGATTATTTAAAAACTGGTGAAGTTCGTAATGTTACAGGTATTGCTTTGACAGATGGGAAAGTAATTATTCCTCAAACAATTCTCACTCCAGAAAAAGAAGTGCATCAATTCCCACGGCTTGGCTCATTGGTTCGTACCGAATCAGTAACTACAACAACTGGTAAGCTTCCAATTTTTAATAACTCTACTGACCTATTGACTGCTCACACAGAGTATGGTCAAACAACTAAAAATGCAACTCCAGTTATTACACCTATTCTTTGGGACTTGAAAACATATACAGGAGGCTATGTATTCTCTCAAGAATTGATTTCTGATTCGTCTTATGATTGGCAATCTGAACTTCAATCACGATTGACTGAGCTTCGTGATAATACTGATGATTCTCTTATCATTACAGCTTTGACTGATGGAGTTAAAAAAACTTCCTCTACTGACTTACTTGGAGATATTAAGAAAGCTCTGAACGTTACTTTAAAACCTCAAGATTCTGCAGCTGCTTCGATTGTTATGTCACAATCTGCCTACAACCTCTTTGATATGGCTACTGATGCAATGGGTCGTCCTTTGTTGCAACCAAACATTACCGCAGCAACTGGTTATACTTTGCTTGGGAAAACAGTTGTTATCGTTGATGATAAATTGTTCCCTAGTGCTAGTGCAGGGGATGTAAATATCGTTATTGCTCCGCTCAAAAAAGCAGTAATCAACTTTAAACTTACTGAAATTACTGGTCAATTCCAAGATACTTATGATATCTGGTATAAACAATTAGGCATCTTCTTGCGTCAAAACGTTGTACAAGCTCGTAAAGACTTAATTGTTAACTTGACAGGTAAGCTAAAAGCAGTAACAGTTGTTCAATCTACAGCAGTATAAGGAGTGAATTATGGCACTAATTACAGCACAAGAATTACTTGATGAAAATCATATTGATTCAAACTATGATGAAATTGCAACTATGAATAGACTTATTCATGATGCAAGTGCCTTAATTCGTGGTTCTATTTCTGATTCAGTTACTGATGAGCAAATCATGGATAATTTACCCGACCAGTACAATAGAGCTATTTCAGCTCTTGCAACCCGTCTATATTTCAGTAGAGATTTATCTGATGGTTACGGTATGGGTATTCAGATTATGATTAATCAAATAAGAGCTAGAATGTGGGAGGTGCTGAATGGCACAACTTAATCTAGCTGACTTTAACAAAAAAGTTCAACTAGGAGATGTTAAAACTTTAACTAATGAATATACAGGAGCTGGTTATGACGGTTTTGTTCCAGCATTAACGGTTTGGTTTGCATCTAAAACAAGAACGTTGAGTCAATCATACCAACTCCAAGGAACTGCTCTTGAAAACTCACGTACGATTATCATACGACACAATTCATCAGCAGAAAAATTAAAGGTTGCTGAGATTGATAATGTCCAATATGATATCGTCAATTATTCGCCTGATGAAACAAGCAACATTATCAGGTACGACTATTTGACGTTGAAAAGGAGTTCATGATGGAAGAAAAGCAACTATTTGAAGACATTATGAATGGGATAATTTTTCAAGCAGAATCTGTCAGTACATCTCTAACGGTTGAAGATAAAGCGAAAATAACCAAGGCTGGTGCAAATGCATTCGCTAGAGGACTTGAAAAAGTCACTAAAGATAAGCATTATCGTATTCGTAAAACTGGGGAAAATCCACATCTAGCCGATAGTATTTTGGTTCAGAACACTAATATTGATGGTATTAAAGACGGAAATTCTACCGTTGGTTGGGATTACACCAAATCAAGGGTAGGTCATCTGATTGAAAACGGCACACGTTTTCCGATGTATTCCAAAAAAGGAACGAAATATAGAAAAGGGGGTCAAGTTGCAATTACATCTGACCCTTTTGTTTCTACTTATCGTGACGGCATGGAAGCTCAAGTTGCCATATTTTCAGCGGAAGCAGAAGTTTTTTCAGAAATACTCAAAAAGAAAGGGGCAGAATGAGACCAACACAAGAAGTTTCGCAAATAGTAGGTGCTTTCCGTCCCTCTTGGTTAGTATTTGAAAATTTTATTCCCAAAGAACATGTTAATGATTTAGACAATACTCAAGTTTTACTGACAGAGTTTAAATCAGATATTACTAACTATGGGGACGGAACCTTTAATAGCGTTGTTCTGGCAGTTACTATCCAAATTTTCTACGGATTTAATCTCTCTGAAAGTATGCTTCTTGCAGAAATAGAATTGATGGAGAAACTAAAAGATAGCGGGTGGTTAACAATTTCAAGTGAACCACATTACCTAGACGTTAGTACCAATACAACAAAACAACAAACTAAAAAAAATATCACAGTTGAAAAAATTGTGGAAATTAATGAATTAAAAGGAGAATAAAATGGCAATTGTAGGTTTAAAAAAATCTTATCTTGGATTAATTGATAAAAAAACAGGCAAAATTATTGCAGGGCCTGAAGGGCTAACAACAGATGGACTTTATATATCAAATCCGAAAGATTATGGTACAGCTTCTGCAAATATCACTAATATTGCAGCTGCTGGTACTCAAAAATTTGGAGACAACGGTCTTGTTGATGTAGTGAGTGCAAAATCATTTCCGCAAGTCGCTGCAGTTTGGAACAATCTTCCTTTTGCTATTAAAGCTAAAATTAAAGGAGAAGTAAGCGACAAAAAAGGCGGATACGTTCAATCACAAGATTTGCCACAAGTTGCTTTGATTACTGAGTCAGAGTTAATTGATCGTTCACATTCAATTTTTTACGCATTCGGTAATGGGCAAATGACTGAAACTGCATTGAACATTCAAACTGACCATACAGCGCAAAACCGAGTTGAAGATGCATTGACTTATCAATCACTGGCTTTTGCGGCATGGAATAATCAAGGAATGAAAACTTTCAATTCTGCAGATCCTGGATTCGATAAAGTGGCAATGTTAAAAGAAGTTATGGGAGGATATGCTGCTAGTGGACTAGGAGTTTAATTAAACAGTGCGGGATGATTACATCCCGATTTTTTATTTATAAAATATTGGAGAAAAACATGGAAATTAAAATCAAACAACTTAAAAAAACCGTTGAAGTCAAAGCTTCAATTAAAAATCTCAAGAAGAGTTATAAATTTGCCAAAAACATGGCAGAAGCAGAAGAAAAAATTAGTGAAGGAAACGATGAACTAGTCTTAGATTATCTTGATTCAATTATCGAATTTGTCTCTGATATCGCTAAACTCAGCAAAAAAGAAAAAGAAGAACTTGAAGAACTTGAAATGGAAGAGTTGATGGAAGTTGTTTCTTATATTGTTGCAAAATTGCAAGGCGCTTCTGACTCGGATATCAAAAAAGCCAAAGAAAATGGCGAAGTGGGTTTAGCCCAAGAGAGCGAATAATCAGCAATCATAATCACTTGTTAGAATTACAACTATTCGAAAAAGATGTGATTCAAAATCTTCATTGGGATTTAAGCACAATTGGAGAACAGGAATATGAGGAATTGCTTGATGTCATGAGCGCAAATCCTGATAACAAAATGATGTCAGCTGAGGATTTAGCTGCTCAATGGAATTCGTTAATTTAAAAAGAAAGGAGGAATATATGGCAAAAGAAAAAGTAGCTGGGACTTTGGCCACTAATATCGGAGTTAATACTACTAATGCAGTAACCAGTATTGAAAGCCTTAAAAATTCAGTTAAAGATAGCACCAATGCTTGGAAACAGATGGAATCTCAAATGAAGCTGTCAGGAGATACTCTAGGTGCTTCTAAAGCTAAGTATGAGGGTTTGTCTGATTCTTTAAGTAAACAAAAATCAGTGCTTGAGCGGCTAAAACAAGAGCAATCAGAAGTTAACCGTTCTACTTCTGATGGAGAGAAAGCTTATCAAAAATATGCTTCACAAATTACTCAAGCAGAAGTTAAGTTAACCGCCCTAAACGGTCAACAAGATAAAGCAAAACAAGCTTATGAGTACCAAAAATCAGGACTTGCAAAACTTAACGAGGAAGTTAAACATTCTAACAAGCTTACGGAAGAACGGGTAAAGCAACTCGAAGCGGAAGGAAAAACTGAAGAAGCCAACAAAGCCAAAATTGATGGATTAAAGTCAGCTCAAGAAAAATATTCTCAAATTTTAAAGATTCAAAAAACCGAATTGGAAAAACTAGGGGAATCAGGCGATAAGAACTCTAAGGCTTATAAACTTCAAGAAGTTCGTGTGGCGCAAATGTCCACAAAGGTTTCAGAAGCTACTCGAGATATAAAAAGGCTCAACGGCACTGAAATAAAACCTCGTACAGAAGGTATAGGTAAAGTAAAGAGTCAGCTTAGAAGCCTTAATGATCTATTAGGTCGTACACATAGCCGTTTTAAAGATGTGTTTTTAGGGAACATCTTAGCTAGTGGCGTAATCGGTGCGATTGGTGATATTAAGAGCAAATTTACTGGCGCTTTAGAAGCTGGCGTAGAGTATAACAAAGAAATGCAGAATTTATCGGTTTCTTTGAATAATTTTACAAATGGTAATCAAAAACTGAATGATTCTTTAGTTGATAATATCAAAAATTTGCGAGAAGAATCAGGATATTCCATTGATACATTAAGTCTTTTAACTAAAAAAACTTATGGATTAGAAGGTTCGGCTGATGGCGCTAAAAAATTATCTGACGCTTTTGTTAATTTAGGTCGTGCAACTGGTAAATCTGATGATGCAATGCAAAACATTATCACTAAGTTTACTCAAATGAATGCAAGTGGTGAAATTACTTCTGGTTCAATTACCAAAATGGAAAAAACGCTACCTGGGTTCGCTAAAACATTATCCACGACAATGGGTGTCTCTCGCGATAAACTCAACGAATTAGCAAAAGACGGTAAAATTTCAATGTCTGATTTATCAAAGACAATTGAAAACATGAGCGCGGCTAAACCTAAAGGGCTTGAAAACTACCTCACTTCATTTGACGGATTTTCTGCTCACTTGCAAGAAAAATACCAAAGTTTATCTGGAAAAATCACAGAAGGTTTCTTTAAAACAAATAATAATTTCTTAAAAAACATGTCTAAATCTCTTGACGGAGAGGAAACGGAAAAGGCGTTTACTCATATCGGAGATAGTGCAAATAAAGCTGTCACAACTATTTCTACAGCTTTTAGCTCCGTTTTTAAAGGAACTAAAAATCCATTAGCAGACTTTGCGAATGGACTGGCTAATGAAATTGAAAAATTAGGGAACTTTATTTCTAAACATGCCAATGATATCAAAAACTTTTTTGGTATGGTAAAAGATTTAGGCGGTGCTGCATTTAAGTTAATCGGCGACACTCTAAAAACAGTTCTACCTTGGCTTGAGAAGTTTGGGACTTGGGCATCAAAACATCCGGAAGACGTTAAGAAAATTGCTCTTGCAATTATAGGACTTAACATTGCATTAAAAGGTACTTTAGGTACGGCAGTTAGTGGTATCGTTACTCTTCTTGATTACACAGACCCATTAACTTGTACGATTGATAGCACAGCAGGCAGTATTTTTAAAAATGGTTCTGGTACAACAACACTTACTTGCCGAGTATTTCAATCTGGTGCTGAAATTGATACAGCTGGAACAACCTATACTTATAAATGGTCTCAACGTGACCAAAATGGCGTATTAAATGCTAATTTTGGCGGTACAGGCAATCAATATAAAACTGGTAAAACAATTAGTGTTGCGGCGACTGATATCAATGTCAAAGCTCAATATACATGCGAGGTGAATCAATAATGAAAAGTACATTTTATGCCAATATCGAACTTGGGGGAGAAATCACACAAGTTAGCTTTGAAGCAACAAGCGCAAGTGATGTGATTGAACAAATCTGGCGGACTTTTGGTATCTCCACCCCAATTATTGAAATTTGGGCGGAGGTGACTGATGACGATAGTAGCAAGCAATAGCCTCACCATAAGTAACGTTAATGATGGGACAATAACTCACGTAGCCTACGCTTACAGCGCAGACGGCACTGACGGTTTCACAACTGTTTATCCAATTTTGAATTTGTTGGATGGTACCTCATCGACTTTAAAAACCGTATCTGCTAAAGGTTGGGGCACTCCTTCGTTAGCTACCAATACTGTAAATTTTGAAAAAGGAAAAGTATATACTTACTCGGCTTGGGTTCAAGATTGTGATGTAGACTCACGTGCAATACTCTATCTTTATGACTCTGCTAACGTCAGCTACAATAATGCTGGAAATACGATAAAAGCTGGAACTTCTGGTTTTTCAACTATCACTTTTACTGTCTCTATTGATGTTGCTAGGTATAAAGCTTCTATTGGATTTGTAGCAAATCAATCCAATCTCCATAATTTAAGCTATTCAAAATTAAAATTAGAACCAGGCTCAACCGCCACCCCTTGGATGCCATCAGCTAGCGAAGTAACAACTGCTGACTGGCCAAGCTACATCGGTCAGTACACAGACTTTACGCAAGCTGACAGCACTAATCCATCCGATTACACTTGGAGTCTGATGCGAGGGAATGACGGGTTTGGAATAAAAGCCACTGTTATCACTTACGCTATTTCAACAAGCGGAACAACGGCACCATCTAGCGGTTGGACAAGTTCTGTTCCCAGTCTTGTAAAAGGTCAGTATCTCTGGACGAAAACAGTATGGACATACACGGACAACTCATTTGAAACAGGTTACTCAGTAACTTATATTTCTAAAGACGGAAATAACGGTAATGACGGAATTGCTGGTAAAGATGGCGTTGGAATAAAAACTACGACCATTGCGTATGCAGGCTCAACAAGTGGAACAACGGCACCGACTAGCGGTTGGACTTCCACAGTTCCGACAGTTGCAGCAGGTAGTTATCTGTGGACTAAGACTGTTTGGGCTTATACGGATAATACCAGTGAAACAGGGTATTCAGTAGCTAAAATGGGAAACAATGGAGCAACAGGGCCGCAAGGACCTCAGGGTAATACTGGCCCACAAGGACCAACTGGTCCTGCTGGAAGTAATGGTGATCCAGGTAAAATTGTTTCTGATGAAGAACCTACCACAAAATTTAAAGGTTTAACTTGGAAATATATAGGAATTACAGCAGTTGATGCTTCTGACGGAACTAACATCCAACCAAATACTGAGTATTATTGGAATGGCAAAAATTGGGTTATTAATCTTATTAAGGCTCAAAATATTGATGTCGATACTTTGTCTGCGATTACAGCTATTTTAGGGGATATGCTTGGGGGTTCGCTGACTATCTCAAAAAGTGGCACTCAGGGAATAGCTGTTAAAGATGGTGTGGTTAAGTCTTGGGATATTTCTAAAATGATAGACCCTAATTATCCAGACGGATATTCATATACAAGCATGGGGGTGGCTTTGAATTCAGGCGGCTTAACCATTTACAGTGCTGGTTATGGAATAACCCTTGATAAAGGTGGAGTCATTGATCCAAAATACAAAGTCGCTTCATTACAAGCGATTGCCAGTAATGGGAGAAATAGTATTGGTACAGGGCTTGTTTTAAATGCGACTAATTCCAATTTCCCATTTACAATTAATGGGAATATTGATGTGATTGGTGGAATTAGACAAACTTCTAAGACTACCTCTGTAACTATTGGAGCTGGTTTAATCTTGAGTTTAGAACGACGTGGTGAAACTGTGATTGCAATTTTGTTAGGTACAATTAATTCATCGCTTACTTCTGGTCAACAATTCGGTGTGGGTAAAATTCCATTAGGCTATCGACCTAATACAACAGCCAACATACCAGCGCATATGACCTCAAGTTATAATGGTGCACATATTGATGCGGGGATTGACGGAGTCTGTACTTGGTGGGGGCCTTCGACTAATACCGGGTACCCACGAGGTTCACAAATGTGGTTTACTAATGATTCGTTACTAAACTAGAAACAAGGAGAAAAAATGAAAAAGAACAAACAGACTCAAGAAACTACCGACATTATTATCGGTGAAAACATTGTTGCCAATCTTAGTATTACCGCTTATGAGACGGGGGCTTTAGAAGCACAGCTAACAATTAATAACCCTCAAGATTTTCATAATTCAGAAGAAGCTAAAAATGAGCTAAACGAATTAATATCAGAAGCTTTTGAGGCTTCGAAAAATAAACTGGCCACTTATGAAGTGCCAG